CCAAACCCCGGCACATGAAACGTATTCTTAAAACGTACTTTCATATCTTCTCTCCAGTAGGGAGACTGAGGGGGAGCTCCTTAGCTCCCCGCATCAATCTTAGTTAGTGGCGTCAGCGTAGGACTTCCAACCAGCCGGATCGGTCGTCAGGAACGCATTGATCGTACCTGCCGTGGTCGTCGTGGTGGCTGTGACAGCCAGAATGCCAAGATAACGCTCGTATACGACACCCTCCAACGGGAGAGCAGCAAACAAGATCGTGCCCCCTGCGTTGAACTGGGCTGCGTTAGCAGCCGCGTCGTCAGTCACAAGCGTATCCGTGAGCAAATGCTCTGTTGCAGAACCATCAGTGGAAATGGCTGCTTGCGCATCCGAGACCACCTTAAACTGCAACGTACCGGCTGAACCGCCAGTAATGATCTCAGTGGCACCCGTGCGGATAACCACGTAGACCGGCTGGCCATTGCCCAAGTCGCGAGCAACAGTCGTATCAATCACATCACCGATCAAAGCCGTACCCGCAGCTGCGGACACATCGGCTTCATCGGCAAATTCAGTTCGTTCATCTAACCACATAATGTTAACCTTTCTAATTTGCCGTGGTTTAAGTAAGCGCAGCTTCGTCAGCCGAGAGGCTGTCACAGCGACGCATCGGAATGCCGTTGAACCTTTCCGTCATCTTCTGATCACCAGCAATCGTATCGATGGTGACAGCGTTGGCGTTGCCCATGGCGGCGCTCTGGCGAGCAACCCACGTGGCAATGTCGCGGCTCATGTAGAAGGCCGGACGACCAGCAGACAGATTAGGAATGAGACGCAGAGCTTGGAACATCAAGTCCGGCAGGATCGCGCCAGTAGAGAACGTACCCGAAGTGTAGGTACGGATCAAAGCTGACTTATCGATGTTGGCAATGCGAACAACATAGCGCCAGTCACGAACCGTGAGGCCCGCATCCCAAGCGTAATGGGTCCGATATGCTTCCATCCGGCCAGTGTTGCTGCCGCCAGAGGCGTCTTCAAGGGTGACTTGGCCCTTGTCTTCAACCTTCAGTCCAGCAGTCGAGCCTTTCGGAACAATACCATGAACCGTATTCGGACCCCAGACAACAAGCCAAATTGAGGCATTGTCAGAGCCAGTCCCGGCACCGTCAAGGACGTTATCGGAGTTCGCATCAGACGTCAGGTTAGCAAAGCGAGGAGCCAAGCCGGTGAAGGCTTCAGGTTCAGTCGCTTCGTTGCCATAGAACAGCGTATCAACGATTTCTTGGTTCATGCCCTCGATATGAGGACGATCTTCCTGCAAGCGGAAAGCCGCAGTATTACCGTTGAGGTCAGCCAATTTCTTATCGACCTCGGCATACGCTTCCAGCATACCAGTGTTATCCGTCACCTGAACGGTGGTGGACTTGTTGGGCTGAACGCCGCCATACAGTTTACGCCACGTCGGAGCGGGAATACCCGTTCGGATGGTCGTACGGTGGCCAGTGGGAAGGTTGCCCTCCATCCATGACATATCCGCGAGAACTTCGTTCGTCTCGTTGAGGATTTCAACCACTGCCGCGATTGACCCGTCAGGATCAGTGACTTTTGCCAAGTCGAGCAGGGTCGGGTTTTTAACGCTTAAAGTAGCCATTTTTCAATGCCCTTTCTTAGGTTAGATCAAAGAGAAGATTACGCTGCTTTTCCTTGGTTCGGGAATAACTTATCGGCCAGTGTCTTACCGCCCTCAACGCTACCTTCGCCAAAGTTCAGAGTATCTTCTCCAATTACTTTGCTGAGCCGGTAAAAGACCCGGATCATCTCAGGATGGTTCCCCATCCCAGTTTCTTCAAGGGCAGTGACTAACTCGGTTCCACCGATGGTTCGCATGGCGCTGCGGGCAGCTGCAAGACTTGCATCATATTTGCCCTTACCATACTCGGCATCGTTTTCACGAGCTGTTTTCCACTCGCCCAGTTGATCTGTCCACGCTTGCGTTTGAGCATCCGCAAAATCAGTCAGCGTTTTAGTCTGAAAATCGATTAGCTTCTGGGCTTGCTCTTGAGTAGCGCCAAGGTCTTTCAACAGAGGCGTTGCTTCAGCAAGCAGTTTAGCGTCGAGTTCCATTCCTTCAGGTAACGTGAAATCGGAATACTCCTCGGGGGCACCGTCTTTATCATCGTCGGCTAAGCCGTCCTTTGATTTGTCATCGGTGTCGTGGTCAGTGTCGTCGCCTTCTTTGGCAGCGACCTTCTCATCGGCAGCGGCTTTCGCCACCGCTTCAGCTTTTTCAGCTTCTGTCGGCTCTTCGCCGGTCAGCGCTGTATCACCCTTAGGCTCATCAACAATTTCGTCGTTGCCTAGTATTTCTTCGCCCATTATTTTGTTCCCTTGTTTGTGGTATCACTCATCGCGTAATCTATTTCTTTGAAATGGTATCACGTGATACCATTTCGTCACGCATCAAAGCATAAGCTTTTGGGTCAGCTTCGTCAATCTCTTTCATCAACCACCCGCCCAGTGCTCGTCGTCCTTCAATATGGTTTAGCCAGTTGTTCTCTCCACAGTACCCAAAGTCGAAGATTTTGCACTCTGCCAACAAGCGCCACAGGAATGCACGACCTCCATAAGTCTGAAGCAAAGCATGCAGCTCAGCAACTTCTTTCTCCCGGGTCAACTTATGAGCGGCCTTCTTCAGACCAACTTCTGCTTCGTCCCCAGTATCTGTCATTTTCTTCTCCTTAATTACCCTATTTTCTCAACAGGGCCTTGCATCTTGATTTCATACTTACTGAGTTCCGCCGTAGGGGTCTGCAATGGACATCGCGCCCCGGAACTTGCGCAGCAAATACCCGCCGACAGTTGGCTCAACTACCGTCGCGTCATGGCTGCCGAGCGGGAAGTCTTCTTCAGCCATTCGCTACCGCCGATACCGGGTTGTTTCCATCAAGGTCCACTTGCCCAGCTGCTGCCGCTGCCGAAGCTGCCTGTCCAGCTGCTTCCAGAGCCTGCTGCTGCTCTAACTGTGCAGCCTCTTCTTCACGCTGCGCCTGAACCACATCAGACGGAACGATGAGTTTAGGCGGCGTGCCAACGAGATTGGCATATTCGTGCGTTGCTTCATCGCCATCAAATACCTTCCCATCAGACAACCCTGCTTTTACCAGCCCTGCCACATAGCCAGTCAAACGCTCAATCCCGCGAGTATCGACTGCTCTCTGCGCCTGAGCAAGAGATGAGATGTATTCAACTTTCAACGGTTGGCCTTGAATTTCTTCAGGAGCCGGAGGCAGAATTCCAGCCCGAAGCATCTGGTTAAACGTCCGTGAGATCATCGGGTCAAGGAATTCGCCCTGCATCCGTTCGAGGACCGGCCCAAGTTGAAGCAGTCTCTCGGCATTCCGCTCCGAAAGTTCAAGTTCATTGCGAGGCTGAATACCGTCCATGTCTGAGATCGCGAGGAAGAGGTCTACAAAGAAGGCATCTTTGATCCGACGCTCAGTCCGGTCCATGTCTTCCTTCATGTCCCGAAGGTCAAGATCAACAGAATACAGGCTCTCGATCTTCTGGCCTGATGACCCCCCGTCATAGATGTTCAGACCACCGGGGAGACTGGAGATTGGAGTATTACGCACAGATGCTGGTGCGGACAGGGGAGGATTAACCTTCTTGTCAATGGCCTGCGCTTTACGTTTCTCCGCGATTTGCAACCCCTTGATATCACCCAGAGCTTGCATGCCGGGGCAGTCAGTTCCGTAGATGTCTTCTCCGGCTACGCCCCAGCGCGGAACATACCCCGGGAACTCATCAAACCCACTCTGTTTTAAGAACTTGTCTTTGTCGGCGTTGCCCGGTTCGTACTTTGCAGACGAGAACGCCTTAAATTTCGCGAGCGGATTATCAGGACGAAAATCATCGTTAGGCTCAATGAAGTGAATAACCGGGAACCACGCCCCAAGATCATTCCGCTGCAAAGCATTCTGAACAGACGTACTCAGATTACTCAAATCTTTCCCGTTTGTGAACTCGATTGCCATCTGCTCAGCCGTCATCTCAAACTTCCGTGCGAGCGTGGTTACTTCCAGTTTATCATTCTGGGCAATGTAGTAGCCGCCAACTGTGTGAGCATAGAACCGCGCCAGATTTTCACTGTCGTCCACGTGGGTCATGCAGCCCGTGCCGAAGTTCAGGAGCTCTCTGATCATGGTCGGAGCCATGGTGTAGAGATTACCGGCGTTGAACACTGCCCGCATCTGCAATTCGACTTGGCGCAACCAGACTTTCACCGGCTGGAATTGCATGAGCTCGGGATCAGGTGTCGCCAGCGCAAACCAAGGACGAGACGGAGACATCACCCCGGCAAACATCCCCGCCGTGGCTATGTTGAGAGAACGCATACCGACATTATTGATGATCGACTTGTGCTTCTTGGTGCCCTTGTTGCGATCCGTGATCTCAAACCGGCCCCTACGAGGGCTGTTGAACTCCTGAAGGTCTTTGTAATGCGTGATGAAGCTGGAGCGCTCTGTGTCCATCAACCCTACGCGACGAGTATAATAATCCCTGCGGGTTTGATCTGCCATATCCCTAGGCTCCTAATGCCGTTTTGCGTGCAGAACTCGGGGCATCCCCGGTTAGTCCCAGTCCGCTCGTTAATACTGTGCTGCTACGACCTGCCGCCAACGCAGCGATCTGTCGATCTCGTTTCCGCCCAGCGATCACTGCCGGGTCTTGCGGCGTCGGCGGGGGCGGCGGAGCCTTTGGCGGGGGCGGCGGAGCAGGAATTTTTGATGACGACCCAAGAAGGATGGACATGGTTAGGCTCCTAAAGCAGTCTTGAGGGCAAGACCACCAAATGGGGGAAGGGTTTTCTTTTTACGGGAGGGGTTAGCCGCTCCCGTCTTTGCCTGAAGGAGCAAAGGATTAACCGCAGACGCAGGAGCCTGAGCTTCCGCAGCCAAGGATACCGGAGGAAGGACCGGAACCGCAGTCGCTAACATTGCAGCTTTCCGGGTTGCACCATCGCCTTTACTCGTTCGTTTGGCTGTGCTAGGGCTTCGTATTAAACCCGCCGTATCCGCAGCTGTCTTCGCAAACAGAGCAAAAGGCGCAGCTAATAGCAGAGGTTGCGTCTTGATGTTGTGTGACAGTTGTTCGCCAAAGGTCGGCGTCGCCTGAAAGCGTTCTCTCGTAGCCGCATTCGCGGGAATGTCAGAAACCTCGGATGCTTTTGGGATAGCTTTCCCCGCGCCAAATCGAACTCGGGCGTTTCGTGATGCTCTGTCCGCCGCTGAACTACTACCCATATTTACTTCCTTTAGAACGATGGCTCAAACGGATCATAATCAGCAAGAACGGTTTGCGTTGCCGGGACGCCATCAGGTCGCGCAAGGGGCGCAACTTCATGAGCAAAGGTCAGCGCAAGAGCGTCTGCCAAATCCGGCGATGAAATTCCACGAGCCACCATATCCTTTTTTGTTTCCAGATGAATTTTATTCCCGGTAAGTGTATAGCCGAATTCCCTCTGGGTCAAGTCAGCTCGTAAGTCAACCCCGCCCAGTTGGTTATTTGCAGGCAGGCTAAGTTTTGGCATCGCGTCGCGGAGGTTGCCCCACATCTCATCAGACTTGTATCGATAGGTCTTGGTGTTCGTAGCCCCGCCCCCGAACTGCACTTCAATCGGAGCATACCCGAGAGCCCTCAGTTGATCGATCACGCCACCGCCGACACCACCACCATCGACGAATAGGCCACTGCACTCGATACCTAATGATTTGAACTCACGCACGCACTCGATGACCTTGCCAGTAAGCTGCACAGTATCCAATCCTTGGAACCGTCGTACTGGCCATGACCGGGCATCAAAACCAATGCGCGGATAGATAACGCTCTCGTTGTCGCCAAACCGAGCTACATCGACACCAATTAGGAGGGGGGCGTATCTATCTTCCGTGACTTCTCGGCTCTGGGCATCTTCAACTGACTTTGTAGAAATGAACTGGAGAGAACCAGCAGAAGGAAACATACCTCGTACGCGAACTTTGAAAAAATCACTATCTTCTCCATAATCTTCCGCCCAGTCGTTAATGCGGTTTTTATTTGTGATGGCAACATCGCGGCTGTCAATGCTTCGCACTTTGTAGCGATGGCGGAACCTACCTGCACAGTTTTCAAAGAAATGACCTGAGTTACGAGTACCATTACCAAAGTCAAAAACCATAGGCTCTCCATCGGTAGTTCCGCCCTCGCGGACCTCGAAGATTTTATCCGGGACATTCGAAGCTTCATCAAATATGTAGAATGATGTAGCCGATGCCGCGTGTTGGCCAGCGAATGCTTCAGAGTTTTCTTCACGACATGTTTGGGCATCACATCTCCATGTCTCTTTGTGCTGTTTATGGGTCAGGTTCATCGCACCCCGGCCAGTGTTGTAGGTGAACCAATGCTCAGTCAGGGAGATGTTATTCCATTTACCGACTTCAGCCCACGTCTTTGTCTTCAGCTGCTCAGCTGTGTTCGCCGTGATCGTCCCCTTCGAGAAGGGCCGTGTATCCATAATGGTTTTAGCGATCCAAGCCACCAGCACCGACTTTCCGATACCATGGCCACTGACCGTGGCATACTGGAGAGGATCAACCGCAGTATGTCCATTGAACTTGCTGGCGCGAATATCCTTCCCCCACTCGTCGAGGAAATCACAGGCCCACTTGTCCGGCCCCCACTTGCACCCGAACCTATCCTGATATTCCTCGGTGAGCTCGACTAACTGGATTGGCTGATAGGTATCCCACGGGAAGTTGAACATGACATAGCCCAGCGGATCAGAGTAATACTCCGACAAGGCATCTGCCAGCTTCGTGTCTGCTGAGATAATTCCGGTATCACGTGATACCATTTCCCCCTACTCCTTAATCCAGAATTTATCTGGGACTGGCTTCCTGTCCCAGAAGATGTAATGCTCCATTACTCCGTTTGGTTCAATGAAGAGTTTCCACAGGATCGTCAATATTATCGCTGTCAGTTTCATTGCTCTTGCACGCCCTGTTCCTTCCCGCTTGAATACGTTCCTCCAGAGACCCGGTGATCTCCAGCTTATCATTGAAGAAGCCAAGGTGACGGCCAAGCGCTATAAGCGCAGCCTGATCGTCGGGTTCCTTCATCTTGAACTTGGTGATATCAATGGCGTCTTTCCCCCGCCCAATCTTGGTAAACTCAACGCCAAGGTCACGTACCATAGCCAGCTCAGCTTTCGTCGCCCCGGTGAAGTCCCAATACAGCTGGCCCCACTGATCGATCATCTTAAACTTGGCTAGCGTATCCGGGGCCAAGACACGCTTCATGAACTGCTCGATCAACCAGTCTTGGGAGAGGTCATGCTTCTTGGCGAGCTTGGCTTTCCGGCGCTCGATCTCTGCCTTTACGGCGTCCCTACCAAAAATAATATGCGAGCCGTGGTTAGCAGTCATGTCTGAATACTTCGCAAACAGCAGTGCATCTTTTTTCTCGAAGCCGTTCTCAAAATATCTATCGACAAGCACTGACTGCTGCGCAGTTAAGCCTAATTTTTTTGTGCGTCCACCTTTATTCTTCGCCACGGTTCATCCTCTGCTTGCTACACCCTACGAGTGCTCAGCCCCTGAATAAGTGGGAGATTTTTATATCCCGTTCTACCTGCACGGCCTCGCCCCTTCTGGGGGCTAATGCGCGATCAGAGCCGGGGAAGAAGCCCGATCAGCGCTCGATGAGGAATAGTAGCACATTGGCATCACGTGATACCAGTTTTTAATTTTTTTATTTTTTAGCCCCGAGTGTATCTGGGAATTATCTGTAGCGATCCGCAGGGTGGGGTGTGGGGGATGGCCGGGGGTGCCCCCGAAGTCGATGCCCCTGAACGCCCCCCGGGGTCGAACGCTCCAGCCGTGGCCAGCCTAGGCAGGCGCTTGCCATGTCTTGAATAGCTCGGGCCTGCCTATGCTACCCTAGCGTGCAATGGATGCGAGTAGTGCACGCTCATGCACGCTCATGACTGCTCATGCCTGCCTAGGCGGGGGCCATGGGCACGGCGAAGCAAGGGCACGCTAGCCTAGGATAGCTATAATCTCCCGGTTTCACAGGATCGCTCGGGCTCGTGGAGGATGGCCTGAG